ACAATTGTGTTTTTTTTGAAAAAGGAGTATGGTAATGTATAGGTGCTAATGAGTATCTAAACAAAACATTTGATGTTCTAGATGAGTATTGGCAATGACACAATCCCCTGCTATACTATTATTATGTTTATCGCCAATAGCGATAATATTCTTGGTGATCAAAGTTTCAATATGGTTAACAGAGACCATGAAATTTAGTTCAGAAACTGAGAGGTTAAAACGAATGCAACATGGACCTTACATCGTCTGGGACGAGGAGGAAGATTTAGATGACTGACAAAATTAAACACTACTGGCAAGAAAACCACATGTTATCACAATACGGTAGAGATTTAATCTCCAAAAACAAAACGGAAAAGAAAACTTTCTTTAAGACCAAGAAACAAACTATGGTCAGTAAGGAAGAAGTTAATGAGATGATAGAATTTGCTATCAATCAACACAACAGAAATGCAGGACAGATAAGTATGGTTCTGGGTTTTATATTCATGGCACTGTTTGCTGATGGTCTATTCAGAGTTCTAGGATTGATACCTCCATTTATGGGTATTGATGTGAGTGTTGTACAGGAAGTAGTTGATAAACTAAAAGAAGAAGTATTGAGACAAATGTAGACACCCTAAATACTAATGTATATTAGGAAGAAGAATGTCTGCCCAGTGGTATAAGGAGCAACCCACAAATAGAAATTTTTTAAATCCAATTGGATTCCTTCTCAAACTAGAAAAGTTTGATGGGGTAGATTTCTTTTGTCAAAATGCTAATGTTCCTGATATCCAAATGCCAGTGACAGAAGTACCAAGTCCCTTTAGGAGTATCCCCATCATACCTGGTGGAGGAGTTGCCTTCGGGGATTTTTCTGTAACTTTTATTGTGGATGAAGATTTAAAAAATTATAATAGCATCTACAAATGGATTCGTGACAATGGTAATGCAGATCAGATGGCAAGAGAAACACCAGAGAAAGACATACTTACTAACGGACAACTACACATAGTAACGAGTCAATACAACCCTGCATTTATAGTAGAATTTGTAGATATATTCCCAGTATCACTGACAAATTTACAATTTGATGCTACAATAAGTGATGTAGAGTACATTACTGCAGAGGTAACATTTAAGCATCAGCAGTTCTTTATTCGTGATAAGAATCTACAACCCTTATGAATTTTGAATCTCTTCGTAATAAATTTGACAAGTTAAGAAATGATTGGGCAGAAGATTCTGCTGTTGACTTTCAATTTAAGAACAAACAATATAGTGCTGACCTAGGACAGTTAGCATTAAACATCCCTTTCCAACACAATAAATACTTAAACCATTACACTGACATATCACAGATTAAGACTTCTTTAGAGTTTGAAATTCGTAAATTAGTAAAGGAAAAACGTGAGTATTATTCTGGTGAAGCAGATGCTAAAACGTATGCTGCTAAACCATTTGGATCTCATATAAAAACAACTGAAAAGATGAAGGTCTATCTAGAGTCTGATGATGAGATCATCAACCTAGAAGCAAAGATTAAGTATATAGATCAGATGTTATATTTCCTAGATCAAGTTATGAAACAAATATCTAATAGAGGTTTTCAAATTAAGAATGCCATTGACTGGGAGAAATTTGTAAATGGACAGTGATGACTTTTATTACATTAAAGAAAAAGAATGAAGTATATGTAACTGTTCATTCTAATGAAGAGTACGTCCATAGAGAATTGTCGGACTACTTTACATTTGAAGTACCAGAAGCAAAGTATCTAAAAAAGAATCCCAGATACAAATACTGGGATGGAACCATACGTTTATACTCACCATCTACTGGTGCACTCTACCATGGTCTAGTAGATCATTTACAAACATGGGCAAATGAAAAACAATATGTTGTAGAGTATGAAAAGAATGATTGGTATGGAGACATTGTAGATGACAATAAATTTGTCTCTCTTCCTGCTGTCAAAGTATTCATGGATAAGATCTCCACAATAAAACCTAGAGACTATCAGTACAAGGCAGTGTACGAGGCATTAAAGAATAATCGTAGGTTACTACTTTCTCCTACTGGATCTGGGAAATCTCTCATGATCTACTCCATAGTCAGATACTATGCTGCCACCGCAAAGAAGATACTTATAATCGTCCCAACTACATCCCTCGTTGAGCAGATGGTCAATGATTTTATTTCTTATGGGTGGAACGCTGCTGCTCATGTTCATAAAATTTATAGTGGTAAGGATAAGAATACTGATAAACCTATTATCATATCAACTTGGCAATCTATCTACAAATTTCCTAAAAGATATTTTGATGATATAGATTGCGTAATTGGTGACGAAGCACATCTTTTTAAGTCAAAGTCTCTTACGGGAATCATGACTAAGTTACACAATGCCAAGTATAGGTTTGGTTTTACTGGTACTCTTGATGGCAGTAAAACTCATAAGTGGGTGTTAGAAGGATTGTTTGGATCCTATGAACAGGTTACCAAAACTGAGGAATTAATCAAGTCTGGTTATCTCTCTAAGTTTAGGATAAAAATCCTACTTTGTAAACATGCTCCTCAGTATTTTGATACTTATCATGACGAGATGGAATATCTCGTAGAACATAAAGGTAGAAATAACCTCATCAAAAATCTAGTCAAAGACATAGAAGGTAACACCCTAGTACTATTTAACTATATTGAAAAGCATGGTACACCTTTATACGAACTAATAAATAATAATATAGATAATGCACGGAAAGTATTTTTTGTGCACGGAGGAACAGAAGTTGAAGATAGAGAAGAAGTTCGTAAGATTACAGAGACCGAATCAAACGCAGTCATTGTTGCCAGTTACGGCACCTTCTCAACTGGAATTAACATTAAACGTCTTCACAACATCATATTCGCTTCCCCGTCCAAATCTAGGATAAGGAATCTCCAATCAATTGGTAGAGTTCTTAGAAAGGGAGAAGGTAAGGATATGGCAATACTATATGATATTGCGGACGACATCGGCGGTCAGAATTATACCTTAAAACATTTAAACGAAAGAGTTAACATCTACAATGATGAGAACTTTAGATATGAAGTTATTAAAGTAAACCTTAGAGCAAACTAATGAAGGAACAAGAATTTCTAGCAACATTAAAACTTGTATCAGGTGAAGAAGTCATCTCCATGGTTCTTTATCTTGAAGATGAGGATAAAGTTTTACTATCAAATCCATTTCTAGTTGAACAGTCTAAACAAAGACAAGGTAAACTAGAGATTGTAGGGTTTGCTTTTAAAGAATGGGTCATGGCATCTTTTGATGACATGTACATTATTTCTAGAGACCACATCATTACTATCACTGAGACAAAAGGACCTATAGAAGAATTCTACAAAAAGAATTTGGAAAAAATTCAGTCTAGTAAACAATTACTACACAAACCAAATAAACTTCCACGCAAGTCAGGATATTTGGGATCAATTGCTGATACCAAGAATACTTTAGAGAATATCTATAAGAAAAGTTAGTAGCTACTATTCCCTTTAACCCTTGACAGAGTTAGTCTACTGGTAAAAATAACATTTGTCAAGTACCTTTACAAAATCCATTATATTTGCTACAATAAGTGCAAGACAATGGTACATCCATGGCATCCAAAATGGCAAGAAAGAAGACAGAATATTATGTAAACAATAAAGAATTCCTTGCTGCGATAACAGATTATCGTGAGAAAGTTTTTGCTGCAAAAGAGTCTGGCGATCCCCGTCCACGAGTAACAAATTATCTGGGATCTTGTTTTTTAAAAATCGCAACACACCTGTCATACAAACCAAACTTCGTAAACTATATGTTTAGAGAAGATATGATTTGTGATGGAATTGAAAACTGTTTGCAATACATAGACAACTTCAATCCAGAAAAATCTAAGAATCCTTTTGCATATTTTACACAAATTATATACTATGCTTTTTTAAGACGCATACAAAAAGAAAAAAAGCAACTAGAGATCAAAGGAAAGATACTAGAACGGTCAGGATATGATGAAGTAATGCACACTGACAAATATGATGGTACAATGACAGGTATGAATGCATCACAATCTGAAATGGGTAGCATCAAAGAAAACATAGAAACCAAAATGAACCGCTAATGCCAAACGATTTATGGGAAGACATGAACCGTCTCAATGCTTTATACGAAGAATTGATGTGGAGTCATGATGATCGTCTAGAATTTATTATTGAAAATGGACGTATAGTAATTATTAATAAAACTCATGAAGATTATATCAAGAAAAATACTTAGAGAGAATCGTTTTGAAAGAAGGATTGCTGTTGTCAGGTATCTTAGAAATAAGTATCCAGACAATAGAACTGCTTGGCATATAACGGAGTATCAATATCTAGATATATGATTACAATAAAAGATAATTATCTAGAAGATCCTGAGTACATTAGACAGTTAGCACTAGATTGTGATAAATGGACATATAATAATGATCCTGCTGTAAAGTCACCAGCATGGAGAGGTTTTAGATCAAGAAAATTTAGTCAATTACTTGCTCATGACTTTAAATATCTGGAACTAGCTAAGATAGAACAGGACATATTTGATTATGTTTGGGAAGAGAGAGACCTTAGTTCGTGGGTTTATCCAAAATATGATCTTGATGTTTTAGCATCTAATCACATGTTAGAACCTACAATAACATCATACTTTCATCAATGTCCAGAAAATACTGTTGATATGATGTATGATTTTTGGTCTGATAGATTTCATAGAGATTATCTTCCATGTGCAGGAGTCATATACTTGAGTCCAGACCCTCCAAAAAATACGGGAACCTCTGTATTAGATGGTCGCAATAATCAATTTATTAATACAGAAAATGTGTATAATAGATTGATAGCATATTGCGGGTATAATATTCATGGACTATCAGGTTGTTTTGGAGATAGTCCAAAAACAAATAGAATGACTATAGTTTTCTTCATACACGAAAAAAGATTTCCACTACCATGAAAATAGCAATTATAACAGATCAACATTTAGATGGACGTAAGGGTTCTCTTCCGTTCTGGAATTATTGGCAACAGTTCTACGATGAAATATTTTTTCCAACTCTTGAAAAAGAAAATATCACAACGGTCTTTGATCTTGGCGATACTTTTGATAATAGAAAGTCTGTGGATTTTAATACTCTTAACAGAATTAAGTCTAATTACTTTGATAGATTAAAAAAGTATGAAGTGCATATGCTTCTAGGTAATCACTGCACTTATTATAAGAACACAAATAAGATTAACTCTCCAGAATTACTACTAGAAAACTATAGCAACATAAAAATATATACCGAACCAGAAACTATATTCATTGGTGGTAAAGAATTCTTGATGATGCCTTGGATAAACTCAGAAAACAAAGAAGAGTGTTCAAAGTTGATAAAGAAAGGTGGAGAGATAATGTGTAGTCACATGGAAGTTGATGGTTTTGAAGTCACACCAGGTATGCATTTTGAAGGTGGGTTCTCTGTCTCTGACTTTAAAAACTTTGATCGTGTGTGGTCTGGACATTTCCATCACAGATCTAAACGTGGTAATGTTCAATACCTAGGCAACCCATATCAGATGTTTTGGAATGATTACAAATCTTCTCGTGGATTTCACATATATGATACTGAAACTGACAGACTTAGATTTTATAAGAACCCGTTTGAAATATTTGAAAAGATCGTTTACGATGACGCAAACCACGACTACAACAAACTTGATGTGTCTAGTTATAAAGACAAGTTCATCAAAATCATCGTTGACGAAAAAAGAAACTACCAAATGTTTGAAACATTGGTTGATCGTCTTTATAACGTAGGAGCACATGACGTTAAGATCGTAGAGATCTTAGTTGACTCAGATGACATAGATGACGTACATCTTGAAACTAAAGATACCATGACACTTCTCAACGAATACATTGATGAGGTGGATATTGCGGTAGACAAATCTTCACTCAAGAGTGTCATGAGATCCCTATATATTGAAAGCTGTAACATCACTTAATGTTCGTACTCACTTTAGCAAACCAACCAGACGGTGTATATTCTGTGTATGATGAGGAAGACAAAAAGGTTATACCTATCTTCCAGTTAGAGGATGATGCTGACAGATATTTACTACAACTTCAAGAAAATATTTCATATCCTAAAATGGAGGTTGTGGAAATGGAAGATCATGTTATAATAGATGCATGTCAACAAAGAGGGCAACCATTCACTGTCATTACCCCCGATGATTTATTGATACCACCTGATAATTTAGTATGATAATTTTTGAAAAGATTCGTTGGAAGAATTTTCTCTCAACGGGAAATGTGTTTAGTGAGATTGACCTGACAAGTCAGAGAACAAATTTAATCGTTGGTAGTAACGGTGCGGGTAAGAGTACCATCTTGGATGCTCTTACTTTTTCTTTGTTTGGAAAACCATTCCGTAAGATCAGTAAGTCAATGCTAGTCAATAGTATTAATGAGAAAGACTGTGTTGCTGAAATTACATTTACCATAGGAAAGAACGACTACAGAGTAGTCAGAGGAATTAAACCTACAAAACTAGAGATATATTGTAACGGTGTGCTGTGGGATAAAGAGAGTTCAGTAAACGAACAGCAAAAGAATTTTGAGAATAGTGTTCTGAAGATGAATTTTAAATCATTCACTCAGATTGTAGTTCTTGGTTCGTCTACGTTTGTTCCTTTCATGAAACTTAGCATACCACAACGTAGAGAAATTATAGAAGACATACTTGACATACAGGTATTCTCTACCATGAATGTCTTACTTAAAGATAGGGTCAAAGAAAATAATATAGAAGTTAGAGAGATTGATTATCAGATAGATCTATTGAAAGATAAGATAGAGTTACAGAAACAACATATGCTTGCCTTAGAAAAGATTAACAAGGAAGAGATAGATCGCAAGAGAACTAAGATAGAAGAATACAAAAAGTCTGAAACAGAAAAGAATGATAGTATTGAATCCCTAACAAAAGAAATCTTTAATCTTAATAAAGAAATGAAAGACTATCAAAAGTCAAATTCAAATCTACAGAAACTGAACACTTATCTTATA